CTGTGGATGGGGTAATAGTAGTATAAACATTTCCAAAGTATTGGTAAGAAATAATATTAGTACCTGCATTAATTATACTATAATCTTCAAGCTCAGGACCTAAATTTGTTTGGGAAAACTGAGCATCTACGGTGGGGTAATTTATATAATTGCTATTAAAGCCGGTATTAGAACCAACAAGTTTAGAATAGTTAATACTTAATAAATCCATTACTCTCTGTAAATCAGCAGGAAACTTTATATTATAGTTCTTATCTTCGTAGTTTACCTCTCCAAATAGCCCGTATAGCTGAGAAATATTAGCTCCATCAACATCAGCGTTGTTGTCAACGAAGTTAGCAATTTTTTCATAATATCTTTTACCTATACTATTAGGGCTGCTTTCCTGTGTACCGCCTACATATGCAAAAAATTCATCAAATAAAGCTGTCTGGTCTCTTAATCTTGGCATTAAGGCATAGCTTTTTAAAGCCTCTACATAATCGAAGTTTTCATTAATCTTCATTATGTTATACTCTACATACTCAGGGTAATAATTAAAAACATAAATACCTTCAATAAAACTATTAAATCCATCAGGTTCCATAGCATTACCAAATGCTGATAAAACAACAGGGTTTATAACAAGAGGAACCTGTATATTTGTATATGATGTGCTTAAAGAAAAGTTAGTAGTTGCTCCAATAGTTGCAAAACTGTTTGTATAATTTGCAGATAAAACACCAGTATAAAAACCACTTAACAAGGCTGTTGTTATATTATTGGAATTATAAGCATTGTATTGAAAGTTGGTTGGAAATAGATTATTATTTCCAAATTCATCTTTTGTACCATCTGCAGAAAGTAAAGCTAACTTAAAAGTATTATTTGAAATGGTTGCGCTAGCAGGAATATAATTCAACTGACCATAATATTTTAAAATATTACCTTGATTATCTGCTGGAGCGACAAACAACGGAAATGATGTACCGTTAAACATTATATTTGGTAGAGGTGGTTGAACTAATCCATTACTTGTAAAGCTCCATGAAGCAGGTACATTATTATCAACAAGCAAGTCAATAAAAGTGCTTGAGTTGTTAATAATTGGTAAATCTTTTTCAAAAATAGAAAATAACTTGCTGTTTAAAATTTGTTGAGCTAACGGAATATCTTTTAAATTCTGAGTTAAATATAGCTTCTCTAGGTTATTTCTTGATGGGGAGTCATCTTTAAAATAAAAAATATTTTGACCGCTAGTTCCTGTAAAAACACTATTAACAGAGCTTAGTGAACTTAAAGTACCTGTATAGCCATCATATGTTAAGTAAAGATCTGTACTATCTGTACTTAGAGACCTAATAATAGTTGTTTGGTTTTCATTTGTAAACTGCCAGAAAGGAACTAAATGGTACCAATTAGTTTGGTAATAATTTCTGTTTTCGTAATCGTTAGAAAAACTTCCATCACAATACAATTCAATCTTATAATCAATAGAAGAAAGACTATTACATAGCTGCCAAGAATTATATCTATAGACATATACAGGGTCAGTATATTGAGCAGCTAAAACTGACATGTTGTCAACATATGTTCTGCTTTGATTAATACCAGAAGTTGTAGTTGAAGAATTAAAATAAACATCATTTACAGGAGCAACAGAAGGATTAATTACATCTGTAATATAATTAAACGCTGAAAGATAAGTAGTGTAGTTTTCAATTGGCTCTCCACTTAAGTCAGCAGTGAATAAGGTAATTTTATAAACTCCAGGCAAAGGAAAATTATAAACAGAATTGTTTTCTTTAAGAACAAATTTATCATTTACAGCAAACACAATAAAGTCTTTGTTAGCAGATAAAGGTAAACTAGAAAGAGAAACACTTAGGGTAACTGGTGTACCAGTATAAGAAGAAACGGGAAAAACATTATTGCTGTTAACAACATATTCTCTTGTATTTCCCTTGCCAGTTATAATTGAAAACGATACACTCATTAGAGAATAGTAATTAAGTTAGATAAGGTAAAGTAATCAGGCAAATATGGATACATAAAATCTTGAAGAGTCACAGATGACACAGAAGTTTTTACATCAATATTTGGGTATTGAAAATTATAATATATAAAGCTCAAACTGTTTCTTGCTCCGTTTAAATTAGTGGTTTGAATAGATTGTACACCAGCAATATCAATAATTTGAGCATTTAAATCTGTAATATTAACTGTACCACCTAGAGATTGTAAATCAAAATAACTCTGAATGGTACTAATAATAATACTCTTAATTTTATCTCTATTTACAACTACATTAGGGTTAGTTGTTACAACTAACTTTGCTCCAAAATTAGTATCTTGTACAGCTGTATCATCTACACTAGTACCGTAACCAAATTGGAACGCAATATAAACCGGGTCCATAATAATTGGTTCAGCTGTTACTGTTTTTACAGAATTAATTGCAGATATAATAAAGTTCTTTTGAGCGGGGGTTACAAAGTTGTTCTTTGTTATAGTTGTTATTCTAGATGCAGATGTTTTTGGAGCACAATAAATATAAACATTGTTAAAGTTACAAGAAGAAGAAAATAATATCTGGTTTGATAATACGTTAGTATCTAGATTTGGGTCGTTTAATTTTAAATTTTCAGTCAAATACTTTAAATGAGAATTTAAATATTGGGTATTGCTCAATACTTTTGTAGAATAAACAAAACTAGCAAAGTTAGTATAAACGAAATTTTCGTAGTCTGTAGCATTTACTAGCCTGTATTGAGATGTAAATGTTTGAGGTGCTCTTGTTCTAATAGACTCTACTGTTTCAGCATCAAAGAATGCTGTGGAGTCTACATCATTATTAATATTAAGAGCTAAAATCTGAGTTGCAGTTAAATAGGATAAATTATCATCTCTTACATCAGCAAAAATTTGATTGAATCTAGGGGTGTTATATAAAGAAATTGGATTATTATTTAGCTTATTAGAATTAATTTGACCATTAACACCATCAGATTGTAAGAAATATATAGAAATTAAATCCCCGTTTTGTATTTGACGGCCTGTAATATTATCGCCAAATTTTACTTCATAATGCTTATTCTCATTGAGTCTAATTTCACATACTCTATCTTGAGAGCCATACAAGAACAAACTATCTACCTTTTTATATTCTACGTATGTACCAGTCTGAACTTCAAAAACATATACAAAAATATTAAAGTTATCGACAATAACAGAATCTCCAGGTAAAATAGCTACAGTTTCAAAAGCTACCCCTGCAGCAGTTTGAGTAGGATATTCAACCATTTTACCCTGATATAACAAATAAGTAGAGCTAAACTGTTTTAATGTTTCATTAATACCAGCCTGTGTAGTTTTTTCAAAAGTAATATCGCTTGTAAATGTATAATTAATACCATTTACATTTAAGTAGGAATATCTCGGTATTGTGAATACTCCTGCGCTTAATTGAGAAGAGTTAGCTATAAATGGTAATGCACAGGTTTGTGGCCCTACAGGGTTATAGTTGAGTAGCTTTACAATTCTATTAATATTTTCATACAATTGAGATTCTGTAAAAATAGATTCACTTGATGTTTGGTTCAAATAGAAAAGTAGAGTCTGGTAAGAGTATGCTACAATATCAATAATCGCGTTTAAATTACTACCTTCAAAATTTTGATCTGTAAAGACAGCATTAGAAGGTGAATTGAGACGCTCAATTATTAAGCGTTTAAGACTAGTAGCATCAAATGCTGTGTAGGCATTTGGAGCTAATTTAAATTCTGGATATACACCTGTAGCCATAGTTATGAAATTGTTATTACGTCTCCTTGTATTGAACCTTGCAATGTTATAGTCTGTTTTAAAGTTGGAACTCTTAAGGTCAGATTAATAACGTAAAGGTATTGATCTGGATAAGGTATAACTTGCAACTCTACTATTTGCACTCTAGGTTCATATTGAGTGATAACAGTATTAATCTCGTTTGAAATTGCAGTTGCTGTAGTGTCTGTAACTTGTTCAAATAAGTAGTCTTCAATTCTTAATCCAAATTCTGGGCTTAGAATCTTTTCATTCTTTTTAGTCGAAAAAATATTATTAATACTATTTTTAACAGCGTTAATATCATACGAAACATTAAGATCTGTTTTAACTTTTTGAGCTGCAATATTGTTAGTATAAAGAGTTTCCATGGACATAACATCAAAGTCCTGGTAAATGTACTTTATAGCACTATTAGGATTGACTGGCTTCTTAAAGAGATTGTTTAAGTTTACTGTTGCCATCTGTTAATTATTTATAAATTTTTGAACGAATTACATAAATATTTATATATGGCATCTCGATTTGAACAAGTTATAGAAGAACATTATGACAGATTTACCCGCAACGGGTTTCTTTGCGGTGATCTAGTTAAAATTAAGCAAGAAGCCTTTACTGGTCCGTGGTCCAAGACTCAGTCTGTTGAGAAGATCAACATGCTTAGAGAGCTTGCTACTTCAGGAGATTATTTGCGTGTTAGCCATGTTAAATCCCCATATGGTTTCAGTATGGCTGGAAAAGATTATGAGCCTGATGCTTTTTATCTTGATATTACAAGAGAAATCGCCCCAGGTCTCTTTACTGACAAGGTAACTGTTCCTTCTTATCTTGTTGAATTGCTCATGACGGGTGGTGAAAATAGAACTCAAACACCTATTAATCCTAAGCACGTTAGACCAAATAATGAGATTATTAAGCCACAACCTGTTCAACAAGTAAATAGTACTGCTAGATACATGGATACTCAACACCCTAATTATCCAAAGATTGATGCTCCACCAGGTAATGAAGATCCAGGAAATATTCCTCAGACTGATAAGAACGTTACAAGTAACCCTACAACTAATACAACCCTACCTTATACACAGAAGCATAAGATGGATTATGGCAGTTACATGAAGGGGTATTAAACCATCGACAACAAACAAGCGTAAAAGTTGATCTCCTGATCCATTACAAAAGCAGACTTATACAAGTGATCTGCGATGGTGACGAGCATTTTACGCTTATTTTTTTCGTCAAATTCAAACTCATTAATAAAGTTGAATAGCTGCCGCATTAGTCCAACATAATCTCCATTGAACACTTCTTCGTTCTCAATTACATGGCGACGAATAATAGTACAGTCTTTCTTAGAAAGAACATTGATCAAAATACCTTTTACAAGAGCAATGTTCTGCTTATTAGAAGCTGTCTGAAGAGATCCTGACCTGCTATTTTTCTGCAATTCATTGATAGCAATACGCAGGTCAGGATAATACTGTTCTGTAATAGTCTCAACTTGAGTCTTCTCAAATGCAACATTCTCTTTAGTGAGAATATTACCTAGATGATTCACAAATTGAGTCTTTGAGATTTGAATATCGAACTTCTGACACCGGCTAGTTAATGCACTAATAATCTTGTGACCATAGTTGGCTGTAAGTATGAAACTAGTTACTTTATGAAACTCTTCCATTACATTACGCAAGGCCTTTTGAGCGTCTTGTGTCAACCCATCACATTCATCAAGGATAATAATCTTGATTCGACCATCAATTGATTTAGTCTGAGAAAATGCAACAACCTTGGTTCTGATTGCATCAATACCATTCTCATCTGAAGCATTAATATACAGATACTGACACTTTAGAACACTCTTAGCAATAATCTTTGCGAGACTGGTTTTACCCAAACCAGGCTTACCAACAAACATTAAATGCGGAATCTTCTCATCGCGACCATATCCTTCAATAGTAGCCTTGATATTATCTGGAAGAATAATCTCTTCCAAAGTCTGAGGGCGGTATTTTTCGAACCAAATATAACTAGCCGGAGTTTTATTCACAGGTATTTGAGTATAACAGTTTTTACGATAGAGTCAAGATCCATTCCTTCGAACATTTTCTTAAATTTTCGCTTTTCTAAAAGGTCAAAGAAACCAGGGTTGACCTTGTATTTGACATCACATTCTCCATTTTCAGGACAAATAATTGATTCAATGTTGATATTATCGGCCAGTTGAGCCAAAGCCTTGGGATCCTCGGTTGGTTTCATAAACTTTATCACTCCAGTTAACTTCTGTATTGATCAACTTGTAGACAACAAATTGACACACCTTATCTCCGACCTTGTAAGTATAGTCAGCGTAAGAGAAATTATAGATCTTGATTCCCATGCCTCCACGGTATTGGTTATCAATGATTCCAAGATGAGGTTGCAGACCAAACTTGAACCCTAGACCACTCTTAGGTTCAATGCGAAACCAGTAACCAGGAGTAACAAAGGCAAGCTGCAAACCAACAGACACAACAGCAGAGCCCCTACCTGGGATAGTTGTTTCTTCGACTGAATAGATGTCATAACCTGAATCTCCTGTAAAGTTGTCGCTGTTAGCCTTAGTAGGGAGCTTGGCAAGGTCATGAGTTCGTTTAAATAAGATTTGAATTAACTCTTCCATGACCCAAGTATAGCATAGAAAAAACTGGTAATCAAGTAAATAATTATATGGACGAAGTAAACATCCCTGATGAATCAGTTGCTCAATTTTTAAATGATCTGCAAACTATTCGAGCAGAACAGGCTAAAATTGAAATTCCAAGAGAGAATGTAGCTACAATGGATAGTTTGGAGAGCTTTGTTCTTAAGAATAGCAGCGAAGTTATTACATCTTCCGTAAACATGCTTAGAAATATGGAAGATGTAGTAAGAGCAGTTCAAGGGCCTGAGGAAATGGCTGCCTACTCAGAGTTAGTTAATGCATCTACCAATGCAATTGAAACTCTTAATAAGATATTGCTACAGAAAAAGAAGATTGATGCTCAAATTGAGATAAAAAAGATGGATGTTGAGAATAAAAAGGAACTTCAAACTAATGACCATGCCCTTAAAATAATGGCATCAAGAGAAGAAATCCTAAAAATGATGTTATCTAATAAAGAAAAACAGCAAGAGGAAATAAACGTTACACACTCAGCATAGCCTTTGTTGTATTCTGAGTCTGAATATTCTGATACAATTGCTGGAAAAAATCTACTGTACAAGAAGTATTTTGAACAATCTTGTTAATTAAGGCTTTTGTTATTTCTTGTTTATTACCCTCAGTAGATAAACCTACAAGAATTCTATATTCAAATATACGAGCACCAACATCTAAATAATTGTTTACTGCTCCTAAAAGAGAGTCGTTTATAGTTCCAATATATTCGTAATACTTGTCATCTGTTACAAGATTAGTGCCATGGGCTGTTGTAGCAGGGTAAACTACTGTTGGGTTAGTATAGATACCTTGTAAGTTGTGTCTGTGAACATAAGAGGTCTTTTGAGAAAACTCAATTAACAATCTCTGAAATTCATCATCTAATTTATCTCCTATAAAAGAAGGAAAATGTCTTGGGAGTAATTGATTATATTCATAATACGGGTCTGATAACGGACCGTTTACTACATCAAAGTTTTCTTTGTAACGAGTATAAAGTCTAATGCTATCGCTCAATGTTTGAAATATACCTTTTTCAAAATCAGGGTCAAGCTTTTTATATTCTTCTTTTACTTGAGCTAAACTATTATTAAACACATTGATCCAATACAAACAAAACTCTTCACTTAAAGAACTTTGCCCATAATCATCTTCTACAGTCTCTAATATTGCATTAACTTCTGAAGTAATATTAGTAAGAACTTCAACAAATCTTGTTTTATTCTTTTCGTTAATTATGTTTATAAGAATTTCTAGATTACCAGTATCAGGGTTGATTCTAGTAAAATTGTTACCAGCAGAGTCAGTAGTAATTTCTTCGTCTTTTCCTATATTGAGACTGTCTTTAATGAAACTATATTGTATAACATTTGGGTTTTTTGTACACTTAAAATTGTTTTTAAGCTGTAATAAATTTTTGTTTATTTCTTTAAAAAATAATGCCTGAGAAGTTATAGGGTCATTAGTTGTTTTTGTGTAATTGTAAAGATAAGCAACACAAATTTCGTTAGGGAATGTTTGAACTAAAGAGTTTAAATTACCCGCCGCAATTAAAAAGTCTAGAGTATTAAATAGATTTTGATCTACTAAATAGGGTATACCTGTATTTTGTGGTTGGCTTGCCATATTATGCTATAGATTCAAACTTTCTAATTTTCTCAATCAAATCCGGATTATCAGTTTCAGTTACAGCTGAAACTTTATCATAAAAATATGTTTTAACTCCTGTAATATTGTTTGAATATTTATTACCTGTAAAATTATGTACAACTTTTGTGACTAACCACTCTCCTGAGAATAAGCTAGCAAATACTGATTCTGTTTCTATTTGGGAATTTAATAATGACATAAATTTACCGCTTTCTCTATGAGAAAACCCTTCTGTATCAAAGCTAATACATGGAGAAGAATCAATATATTTTTTAAGAGCAGTATTTAAACCATACTTTTGGTATACGTTACTATCAACTGGTAAAATAAAATCAGACTTAAATACCCTATTACTTCTTTTTACCTCATCAATATAATAAGCAGTAGATGGAGATGTACCTCCAAATTTTTTGGTGTAGTGTTGATCAATAAAGGCTTTTTGATTTTCAACACTGTTAACAGGTTGCTGAATAAAGAAATTCTTACTGCCTAAATCATAAGAGCAAATACCATAAGATATCAAATAGTTATATCCATCAAAACCTGTTCTATTTAAAAAGTTAAATTCGGGTAATTGTGGAAAGTTTGCTATATTAGTTATGTTATTAAATGAAAACTTAATTGTGTTGTTTAATAAATCTTTTTTATCTAAAGGAGCTGCAGTACTAGCCTTTTTTGAAGTGTTATCCTCATACGCAAAAAAATCTTGCATAAATGGGCCTGCAGAATCTCCGTTTCTGTTAAGAGAAAAATAATTAGAAAAAGATCTTAATGAAAATATTCCACCTTTTTCTAACTTTAAAATGCTATTATCTTTTATAACAGATGATACATGGAAATCCAAAAGATATTCTATATCATCATAAGCAGAAAAATTTTGCGGGGAAGCATAGAATAATTTACTTTCACCTGAATCCCAAAGAGGGTCAAAAGCTGGTTCAGCCTCTTTTAAGGATTCTAATAATATGTATTTTATAATATCTCCGCTAGGCGCGACTCTGGAAGTATCATCTAGCTGTTTGACTCTAAAGGAGTTCTTAGCAAAGTTAGGTTCATTTATAGAAGAAAAGCCTCTTTTGTCTGTTTGTAAGATATATTCTCTAATATCAATACACTGATATATTCTTCTCTTCTGACCGTTACCAACTAAAACTTCATCTTCATCCTGTATTGTCAATTGTAAATCAATTGAGAATGGGTCTGATTTTATTCTACTTTGATCTATATTTTGAGTGTCTTGTGTTTTAGGTTTTAAATGGAGCTTAAAATAATCATTACCGGAACCTAAGAAGTTATATGATTTAGATTCTCTAACTTGTGTTACTCCTTTTTTATAAGTTGAAAAAATATCTAAATTATTTCTTGAGTTATTTAATACAATGGTAGCAGAGCTAAAAATATTGTATAAGTCGTCTGTAATTATTATAGACTCGACTAAATTGTGCGGAATATAAATATTAAAATACTCGTTTACTAATATCAATTCAAATTCGTATTGAGTATTATTATACGTTACTACTGTGTATTGGTTTATATCAGACATTATACTCTAAGCTGAATGTTAATTTGATTAACTATTGTTCCAACATATTCTGGTTTAATAGCTTTTATTTGAGTACCTAACGCGGGGTTTTTAGTTGCGTCTTGTATATTGTTTACTAAACACAACAACCACCATAAGTTTAATGTACCATATACTTTGTAACTAAATACAACCCATGGAATATCAACATCAACGTTATATGTTAAAAAATAAGTAGGGTCAATATCGTTAGTATTTGTAAGAATATTAATCTTTTTTAATAGATTAAAAAAAGCAAACTCCTCATTAACAAGATGCATTTTAAAAAAGTTTTCATATGAAACATTTTCTATATCCGGATAAGATGGAATATCACTTACGTAAAGACCTATTTCTGTAATTGTATTAGCCATACTAAAATCCTCCTGGTATTGATGCTAGAGAGCCAGCTCTAACTCCTGGAGGTAAACCTACACCTGCAGACCCAAACTGACCTACTCCACCAGGTGCTGCTGCTGCAGCAGCATTAGCAGTTTGAGGCACAGCTCCGTTATTTCTTGTCTGAGCCATGGCTTCATATAGTAAGTTTTGAGATTCTGGTATTAAGCTTTCAAAAGTAATTTCAATTTTATACACTTCAGGCATTACTACTTTAAATGATGAATTAATTGGAGATCCTTGATTGGTTGATATATTTCTTACGGAATCATCAGTATTACCAGTTTGAATAATTGGAATATCTATTAATAAATTTGCACCTATAAATGTAACATCTATACTTCTCATGTAAGTATACATGCTGTAAAAATATCCTGGAACAGTAGCTTCGTATATAACAGATGGTGTCAAGATCAATCTGTTTAATCTATTAGGTAAATTCTGATATTGTAAACCAAATACAGCATACCAGTTTTTTACTGTATCAGCCCATGTTAAGTTATTAAAAAGATAAAAACTTATTGAAAAACTAGGTAGGTTACTACCATAACTAAAAGTTTTAGCAGATTCAGTATAAGCAGCAGCAAAAATGTTTTTATTGGCTTCTGAAAACATATAGTTTACTTCAGCAGCTGCTTTAGCTAGTAAGGAGCCTGTCTCTAAAGTACTTGAGGCTGTCTTTGTTAACCCCTCTGCTGCAGAAGAGCCAGGCAAATCTTCAAATTTACTACTAATCCCTTCTAGAGAATCTCCAATTGTATAACTTTCTTCAGTCCAGCTCTGAGAGATACCTTTTGTAATTGACCCTACAGTCTTTACAAAAGGTAACTTGTAACTAAAGTTGGTATTAGTTGTGCTATATAATCCGGAAAATGCTCTTAAATTGTTGTTGTATATTTCTCCAGGCAAAGCTTGTTCAGAGAAAAAATTTGCAACAGCAGCTCCACCTAACCCACCAACAACTTTAGATCCAATTTGAGCTATCTTCCCTGTACCCCCTAATTCTGCTACTGCTCTACCAGCGGCCCCAGCTCCAATAGCTGCTCCTGCAGCAATACCTAACGGGCTCTGTAAAAGTGAAACAGTGCTATACATTAAATTTTGAAGTCTTGAAGATCTATCAACAACTTTTTCTGTTAAATAAACATAAGGCATTTCTGCTCTAGCAGGATCAGACTTACTAGAAGTCCAAGCAAAATCGCTTTTTATATCTATGGGAGCTGAGGATATTGGCACCAATCTTGGAGCTTTAGATGATGGACCAAGTAACCCAGCAAAAGGGGTGGTGGGGCCAGTATTATTTGTACCTTTAATTTTATCCCAGGCTGCATTTGCAAAGTTTGCACCCTCTCTAACTACTCTCCCTACACCAAGAGCGTCAGTATAGTTAGGAATTTCAAACTCAAATAATACACTTGCCTGTCTAGCTGTTTGCTGTGGGGAGGTAGTACCCATATAATTATTTATGCCATAACTCTATTTTGTGTTCTAAATTCATATGCTGGACTTTGTGTTTGAGTAGAGGTTGAATTAGAAGCGATAGGATTCACCATAACTGGGGTTATAGAAGTAGGGTTATAATCCTTTCCAGCCATAACTTTTAGTAACTGCTGTAATATTTCATTAGTTTGCTGGGTTTGAAAGTTGTTTGCGACTAATAAAGGCTCTAATTCAGATGTAATATTAGATGGCTCAAGCTTAATTTGTGGCATAACATTAGAAGTTTCTTTAGAAACTGATGATGTAACCTTTTTGCTTGTATCTGCTTTTTCTGGTACTATAGTTGAGGGTGTTGCTTTTTTATTAATTATCTCTTTACCAGTGAGATTTTTATAAGTATCTGGGTCTAAAGGGACGCTTTCTCTGCCTTGAACCTTGGAAATATACTCCATTGCTTTAACAGCTGTTTTATAATCTCCTTTGCTTACTAACTCTCTGATTGAAGAAACATCTGTACCTCCTATACCAGGTACTTGAGTGTTTTCAATTTCTGATAAAGCCTTATTAATATCAGTTTCAGCTTTCTTTGAGAGAATATTACTATTACTACCATCTAATAACTCTTGTGGTAAATAATTAGCTAAACCTGGGTTTTGTTTTAAATCTTCTTGAACTAATTTTTTAGCTTTATTAACATCTTGTTCTTTTAGAGCCTCTACTACTGCTGTCATATTTTTACCAAAAATACCACTACTAGAAGCCTTTACATAACTATTCATAGCGCTTCTTGATAAATTTTGAATTTTATTGTAATTAACACTTTCCATTGCTGATTGTTGCATTCCTGTACCCATTCTTGCTGCATCTGATGTATGCAAAGGGTGAGGTGTAAGCATCAATTGAGCTGACCTATTGCTTGCAGTTATATCATGTTTATAAACATAACCTGGCTTGTTTTTCTTGAGGGCCTCCCACAATTTTGGATCTTCTTTAAATTCAGGATTTTCTTCAGAATATGGATGTCCTTGGGTTTTTTGCTTATATAGTTCAGCTTGCAATTTTTTAATACTTTCCTCATCTGTAGGTACTTCATCCCCAGTAAGAGCTATTGGGGTTTTATAGTAGTCAATAAAGTCTTTTTTATCGCTAATTGTTTGTTCCTTTTTAGAGAATCTACCATCTTCTACATCTTGCTTAGTTGCAATAACAGGTGGTTGTAATTTTTCTGTATCTTCTGGTTTCTTTTCTGCAACGCTTAAATCATAAGGCTCGGGTGTCCCCTCTAAAGCAGCAGTAAAAGCCCCGCTTTCCAAAAATGGGTCTATTTTTGAACTTTCTTCTATTTGAGTTTTTATATTTTCTACTGTTTCTTTTTTCTTATTACTTGCTTCTTTTTTCTGATTTTCAAGTTTAGATATATTATCTTTTAATTTATCAATTAATTTATCAATACTAGCGTTATCTTGTTTTTCAGAAAGACTGTACCCAATAGAATTGTTTATCTCCTTTTGTTTTTGTAGCCTTTCTATATCTAATTTAAAACGCTCTATTTTTTTATCGGTTGGAGATAAATCTGTACGTAAATTTAAATATTTCTGGTTTTCTTGAGATTCTTTAATTATCTGTTCATTTTTACGTTCTTTGGATTGGCCTATAGATCTTTCTATTAAAAATGTACCCACTCCACCTTTTCTATTACCTGTGTCTTCGTCTTTACCGCCATATTGTTCAAGACCGTAGCCTAAAGCCCCTCCCGCTGCAGCAGTCCCCACAACAAGACCGCCTGCAGTCATAAAAGCACCTGCACCTAACTTACCAGTTAAAGCTGCTCCAGCGCTTGACCCTAACAAGCCTTTTATACCTAAACCACCAGTCATATATCCGTAACCTTTAGCACCATATTCAAGAGCCTTTTTTGCTCCCCTTTTGTATATGCTTGGAGGTACTCCAGAACCTTGTTCGTTTTTAGATTCTTTTTTAGGTTCTTCTTTACCGCTCTTACGCTTTAACTTCAACAAACTGGTAAGTTTGTTGTTCTCTTTAAGAATTTCAGCTAAATCTTCTGTAATTATAGGTTTTAATGTTTCATTAATTGCATCATTAAAGACATCTGTTAAATTTTTCTTACCTTCTGCTCCTATATCACTAATTATAACTTTAAAGGGGGCGTTTTCTTTAGCTTCTTCTACTAGTTGAAGGAGGTAATTTATATTTTCGGAATCAGCAGTTGGGTTAACAGAGGTTGTTGCCTCAATTTTAGCATTTTTTTCTGCTAAAGATTCTTCTATTTTTTTTGTTTCCTCAATTTTTTGTGGGATTATATTTGGGGTAGGTAGAGGTACAGTGGACTGTGGTGTTGATAAGGTAGCAGGAACCTTAGGTTCAGAAGTCTGGGATGGGGTAGGTTCAGGAATAGTAGGTTGAGGTACTACAGGCTTTGGTGAGGCTAGACGAGGTGGAACTGGAACATTATTATTAACAAAAGATTCTGACTTTTTAAAGTTTTTCTTTTGATTCTCTTTTTCAATATCACTTATTAAAATTCCTGCAGCAGTCTTTTTACCTGTTTCTAAATAAGGTTGTTTAGCTCCTTTACCTTTAAAAAGGGCACCCAAACCAGAATTAAAGGCTTTTGCTGCTATGGATGTTTTTTCGTTTTCTTCTTTGAATCTTTTTGTTGTAAAATCTGCTAATCTACCAGAAAGTTTACCAATAGCAGATGTTTTACCGTAAGTTTCCTCATAGGTAGATCTTCCTAATTCAATTTTTTCTTTCTTAATTTTTTCTTCAAGAATCTTTTTTGTCTTACTATCAAGATTAGCTTTATCTCTCTGTCTTTCAAGCTCTTCAATGTAAGAGCTGTACAAATCTTGTTTGATTTCATCTAGCTTCTCACTAGTAATGCCAAGTTCTAGCATTGTTTCAGAGTTTTCCTCAAGAGCTGCGTATTGTTTTAATAAGGCCTTTTTATAGTTTTCTGTAGCTTCATCAACGTTTTTAGTCTCCCTTAAATCCTTTCTAAAAATACCCTCTCCAGCCCTTTTAAGGCCAGTAAACATTTCTTCAGTTAGCTGTTTTTGATTCTCTTCAATATTTTTTTGAATCTGCTCATTGAGAATATCAACTTTTTTATCATATTTCTCAAGAAACTTTTCAAGAGCCTTTTGATTTTGATCAATAATTTGTTCAAGTTCTTTAATTACAGTGGGGTCGCTACTACTATCCTTTTTAAGACCTTCAATATATTTTCTATCCTCTTCTACTTGTTTCTGTTGTTTAAAATAGTCCTCTTGTAACTTTAAAAAATCTTCTTGTCTTTCGTCTATTTTTTTGTTAGATTCTTCTAGCCGTTTTTTAAGATTTTCAGTGAATTCAGTAAAGAGGTCTTTTAAATCTATGTTACTTTGAGTTTTGTTAATGTAGTTTCTTGTCTCTCTTGATAAATGTTTTAGCTCGCTAATAATATCTTCAGAATAGCTACTGTCTCTTCTACGATTTTCTGACATTGTCTTATTAACTGTCTCAGATACTATTTCGGCAATTAATTTTAATTCTTTGTTAGTCAAAGCCATGTAAATATTTATTAGGACAACATAAACTCTAGCGTAGGATTAAACACAAATTTGTCTCCCTTATTATCAAAGGTATTCAACTCTTTAACGTCTGTATTAGATCTCAGAATAATTTTATTAAAAGTTTCGACTAGATTAGCAGGCATTTCACCAATAAGAGCTTTAAGATCTTTTACATTTTTACCATCTGAAATATTCTGATCATAGTATTCAATGCTCTTAAGATACTTGAATATTTCAAGAGAAATAATCTCTCCAGGGTATTTGTATTGATTTTCTAGAGAAATAAGGTAATCAATATTTGTTTTAGCTACTGTCTTAAAATTATTCAACCCAAAATTTATCTTAAGGTTGCTGTTTATATAGAATGTATCATATGAAGAGAGAGACAAAGTTTCCATTTTTGTCTTGAGACTAGATTGATAGTCTGCAAGAGAAATACCTAAAAACTCAGCTTCTTGAGCCATCTTTATCTGTACTAGCAAGAAAGGCTTATCAAAATATAGTAAATTGTCCACACTCTCTATATTTTCAGAAACAATTTTATCTGATAAAATAGAAAATTTAAGAAATTGCTCGAACCCGAATTCAGATGTTGAATCTAGTTCTAAAAGCTCATTATATTGCCTAATAGTTAAAGAGCAACCATTAATAAATTCATTTTTACTTGGAATATAAAAAGAATTGCTTCTGAGTGTCTTGACTATAATGTTAAAAATTTCGTTCATGATTTTTGTTTCTTTTTCTCTTGTATTATTTTATTTATTGTATCAACAAGCAGATACAATTCTCTCATTGTTATCGTCTTGATATGGTCATAACCCACACTAAATTCTTTGTTTAAATTATATGAAAGAGAGTAATATTCTGCTATATTTTCTTGATAGATAAAATTTAAAATGTATAAAAAACACTCATTATTAAACGTTAGTTGCCTTAAAAAGTTACTTTGAAAATATTCTGACTCAATAAAATTATTATTTTTAAGTTGCATGTTTTGAATTAGTGTGTATAATTTTACAGGGAGAGAGGGAAGATTTTTATTATCTATCTCGTTTATTATTTTATTTTCAGTACTATTTTTTATTGAATATATTACAACATCGCTCTTACAGGCCAAGTTTTGTGGTATACAATAATTAATTTCGATATCTCCTTCAGTGTATGTACCATTTAAGATATATTTTTTATCTGATATTTCATTGTAGATTCTTACAAGACTTGTTTTTTTGCTTATTTTGGAGTCTGAACCAGCGCTTTGAATAATAATATTTGTATCAAAAGAATGACTTAATATTTTTTGGGATAGTAAATAAAGAAACTTATCAAAAGAATTTAATATTGTAGTATCCTTTGAATATTCTTCAAACTTAGTTTGGCAAAACATATCAACCCCTATATAATCTTCATTAGCCAATAAAAAATGGAGATCAATACAGTCTTGAGTTGTAAACTGCTTTGTTAAAACATCTTTTTTAGTAGAATAAATATTAAATGTATAATACGGCACTAATATAATTATACTCTTTTAACTAAATTGTCAACGGATTGAAAGTTATTTCGTAATTTGTATAGCAAAAATTAGTAAGTACAGTCTCTAGAGAATTTTCTGAAGATTGGGTATAATCTAGCGTACCCATGTCCTTAGGGAAGCAATTTTTAAAAACAATAGTTTTTCTTACATTCCATGGGTTGTTATAATTAGGAATTACTGAATTGGAGTTACTGTTCAACTGAGCGTTAGCTTGTCTTTGTTGGTCAGTCTTTCCTACACCTGTTCTTGTCATTAAATAGCAGGTAATATCTTGTTTTAAATCATATATACCTTTGTTAGCGCTAATAGCATTGTTTCTTGCAATAGAAGAGTAATATGACATTAAAATAATCCAAGGTCTAATTACGTGATCAATGAAGCTTACTGAGCTCTCATAAAATGAGAGAGAAAGGCTATTTAAATTACCACTACTTCTGCTGCCTACATACGGAACACTTCTAAACCCCCTTATTTCCATTTCTGGAACTGTAGAAAAATTATTTTCTCCTGCAAAATTAAAAGATCTACAAAAAATACATCCAATATTTCGAGTAAGTTTATTGTTAGATAAGGAATTAATAGCATGATCGTTATTTCTAAATATTTCACTTAGACCATTTAAATTCTGTTCTCCTATTAAGAAAGGTATATTAAAGCTAACCATCCAAAAAGATTTTAACGGTACAGATGCTGCATATTGAGAAAGAGCATCAAGAAACTGATTTTGTGGGTTTCTTATATCTACCCCAATATTTGTAATCAATGGAGGGGGGTTGTACGGCAATTGCTGACTAGCAATATTTGAAATTGCCCCGCTACTATTAATAGGTGGTTGATTACCTGTTGAATTTGTAGCGTTTAACAACGCTAAGAGATCAGCCATATAATTATTTATTAATTAATTCTATTTTAGTATAAAAAAACCCCAGCTTTTGGCTGGGGTTTGTTGATATTGTTTTTATTATGGTATTGGTACGCGAGCTGGAGTAAGTGGTCCTACTACAGCAGAAGGGAATGTCTTTTCCCAGAATTGATAGGCAATCCCAGCAGTAAAGGATAGCACATTTCCTTGACCTGTTGTATCCATTGATAGTGCTCCTACACTTGTTGGATAAATACCAATTAAAGTGTAACCGGTAGTTACAGCTTCTGGTGATATATTATTGTAAGTATAGAAAGAAATCACATTAGATTGGCTTACAGTATAAGCACCTCCAGATGATCTATTATCAAATGTAGCATAAGAAATAGCTTCAAAGAAAGATCTAATAACTTGTGGTTGGTCACAATAGAAAGTTAAGTCCATTGTTCCAGTGTATTGAGCAGTACCAGGCACTGAAAAATTCAGACCCATAAAAGGTACAGGTACTGAATTAATCGTACGGGCTGGTATTTCTGCAGTTCTTAAATATACTAGATCAGTCTCTGTTAGAGAAAAACCTTCATAAAGTAAATTACTGATTCTATATTGGTGATCGCGCAAGAAATCTCTTTGCTGCATCACGTTGAAATATTCTGTTATGTTTAGTGGCATATGTTAAATTCCTTTTTTGTATTAAATTAACTCGTTAAAATTCTGGTCAGTTCTAGTTGCATAGAAGTTTACCAAAATAAACTCTGCTGCGCGAGTAGGTTTAATGTAGATATCAACAACCAATTGGTTGTTATCAATTACATTTGGAGTGTTATTTCTAGCATCGCAAACGATGAGGTAGTCATACATACCCTGGTTATTCTTAACGTCTTCGAAGATTGGGGTTAAAACGTTAATAACACTTGTTCTTGTAAAGAGAGTATTAGGTTCGAATACAAAATACTTGAGTGTCGATCTTGTAATCTTCTCCAAATACAAGAACAATCTTCTAACATTAATTCTGTCAAAGGCAGAAGGTGTTGACAACTTAGTCTTTTGACCGAATACTGTAATTCCGTCGTTAGGGAACTTAGTAATTGGATTAATACCTTGCTTGTAAATTAAATCTCTGTTGCGTTGGCTTGGAGATACTGCAATATCAAGCACAGGTGTTGGGAACTTACCTCTTGTAAACCCTGCTGGAGCAAACCATGGAGCGAAGTTAGCGTCATCCTTGGCCATCATACCAGCAATTAAACCAGAGACTGGAATCCAAACATTAGCACCAGAAGTTAAATCGTTGATTAAAGCCCAGTTACCATACACTGTAGCATAACTTGTGCTTGTTGTATCAAATTGATTTCTTAATGGAGTATTAATGTGCTGAGTAAAAGTATTATTTCTGTTAGAAAGAACCTTTGTTTTTGCACCTGTTACGAAGATTGGGCGTAGAGGATCAGCAATAAACAAGTGATCCTTTCTTATATCCTGTGCAAATGTTCTGAACTGTTCGTAAACAGCCAAATAATTGTTCTTCAAGTCTTGAGCATTATATGTGAATGGAGCATTTCCTACATTTGGCACAGATGTTGAAAGAGAGTCTTCAGTTAGATTACCATTTGTACGATAGAAACCAGTTGATGGTGTACCGCTTGGAGTTTCACCAATGTCAACAACGATTGTATCATCATACGCCTGCAACTGAGCGGATGGTGAACTTAGCGTATTGCAAATAGAATACATTGTACCTAAACCAGCTTCAACAGATAAGTCGATTCTTAAAGCATCGACATCATCGATTGTTTGGAATACTCTGTCAATCTTAGCTGGTGTGTTACCAATTGCAAATGTAGCAGCAGCATTATCAACATTGTTGAGTACTGTTGGACCGTAGCTATAAAGCGAGTCAATTGGATTGAGATAGAAATTTAAATATGATTGAAAGTTTGCAAAAAAAGCACCGCTAGAAGGGGAAACCCAAGCGGCTAAACCAGCACCGTAAAGAGGTGTATTAGCGAAAGAAGCGTTTGCTTTTACTTGTTCTGTTTTTGCTAAAGTATCGCTGGCAGAATGGTTAAAGATGACGAACTTGCTTGGCTTACCCTCAGGGTTTGTCCAATCGCCAGCAACTGTGGAGATATTTGGGTTTACAACAATCGAGATGTAAGTCGAACTATCCTCTACATCACCGAGGAAGAAACCTACTGGCTGTCCACCGTTTTGAGACTGAACCTGTCTTCTGCTGTTGAAAGAGCCTAAGAAACCATCTGGGAATGTATAGTCCAATGTTACAGCTTGTGGGGTATAAATTGACTGTCTTAGCTTAGCAACCTTGACGCTAACAGAATCAATAAACGCTCCTTGGAACAAGTTAATATTTGGGTCTTGTTGCTCAATTTGACGAGAAACTGATTGAGTATTGCTTGTTACAGTAGATTCAAGCTGGAAGTTAAGTCTTGTTTGAGGGATAGTTAGATAATTAGAGTAACCAATGTGACCAGAATTTATAGGCGCATACTTAATATTAGTAACACTGTTAAAATTAGATTGCGGATCAGTATCTAAGCTATCAGCAAAACCTACTGTATAACCTTCAAAAGATTTACTATCAAAGGTTGATTGGAACTTGTTGAGAACAAGAAAACCGGCAGAGGCTAAAGAAGAAATAGTATCAAAATTATTACCTGTACCAATAAAATGTAATGCTTGGGATGAATCTACCCAATCAATATTTCCTTGAACAATAGATAGATACTCTTCTTCAGTTAATTCCAAATATTCAGGAGCACCGATGAAATAACCAGATAATTCCTGTGAAAAAGATACTGAAGCAGCAGAACTGGCAATAAACGCAGTTTGTTCAAATGGAACTGCTGGGTAAGCTAAGCAGCTGTACTTAGTTGTAGAAGACCCTACACCAGTTCCAGAGCCGTAAGGTAATCTGGAAACGATGGGTCTACCACCCCCGTTAAGAACCCCTCTTACTGAGTAGTAAAAGTATCTTTCTGCTGCATTTGTAGGGTTGCCATAAATAGTTGAAAATGTTTGAATATCAGGAATTTCAAGCACCTCTTCAATCGGGCCTTGAGTTGCATATCCTAAAACCAAAACATTTGTACCATTTGGAACAACCGCTCTAAGAGATAAATCTATCTCATTAATTTGAACACCAGGACTTTCTATAGTTTGTGTTGGCATATGTTTTAATTATTTATGTTTTGGCAATTAAATTTTTTACGGAATGATGTTAAAAGTTAATTGACTGAACTCAAAAGAAAAGCTCGAAGCTATCTCTTCACTAGCCTGATAATTAAAATTAATTCCATTGAGAGAAGTTGCAAAGCATTGGGTAAAAACAAATTCTCCTAACACCTGATTGTACTCGTTCAAAGGTAATAATGAAATTTGGGAGGCATATTTTGGTATGTAGCTAGGCTTTTTAGGGTCTATTAAAGTCTTTGTACCAGGATCTAATAACCCTGAATTATTTTCAGCATCAAAAACAGATTTTTTTGGATCGTTTAATAAAGCAAGCCACTTCCAAATAACATAGTAATTGTAAAACTCACTATCAATTGTAAAGTTAACTGTTACAGGATCGTAGGCTGGTCTTGAAAATGAAGTAACCTTTGGTACCTGTCCCTGAAAAGGTACACTTACCGAAGGTACACTAATAGCCGGTACTACATTTCCCCATACAGACATTTGTAACTTATCAGAAATAATCTTTGATGGTGTCTCATCACCGTACCTGACATCGATTTTTCTTAATGCCTCTGGCATTGTTAAAATAAGAACAAACTTATCAACCCTAGCCTTGTTAAGAATAGCCTGGTTGAGGTAATTATGTTTTTCTGTTAAATCTCTATAACTCATATCAGCATTTCCATCTTCTACGAGCTGCACAACCTCTTGTATCCTTGCCTCCACAACCACCTGAAGGTATCCAGGCCTTGGATCTAGAACAGAAGCTCTTGCGTCTCTTAGAAGCCTTAGAACCTTTCTTTACTTTTCCAGTTACGGGTGCCTTTAATTTGCTACCTGTTGCTCTGTTATATTTGGCTCTACCTTTTGCAGTCAAACCAGCACCTTTGCTGGCTGGTAATTTTTCTCCACGCTTTATTGATAAAGAAGGCCCTTTTTTGGCTTCAGTCAACAACTGCTCAACAAGTTGATTGTAAGTCATAATATTATTTATCTCCAACGCTCCCATCCTTGAGAAATTAAATCTTCCATTTCTGGGTTTTCTGGCTCATTGCCGAAGTTAGTAAAGAAAGAAGGCATCTCGTTAAAGTCTTCTTCGCTATCTTTATCTTGAGCAATTTTTCTATTTGTTAAAATCCCAAAATCATCAACAAACTCCCCTGGTTGAGAATAGCTCAATCTCTTAATTTTGAATGGTTTTTGATTCTTATCATACTCTAAAACCTCAAAATACTTCTCACAAACTTCTCTGTCAAGAATAATTAAGGCCCAGGCCATACCCATTACTCTGTCATCTAACTCCCCAGATCTAGCACTCCAGGTACCGTTTTTGTTTCTTGTAAAACTCTTTAATTCATTGAGTAGATCAACAGATTTGATCTTTACTCTCATAGTTTCATTCAACCAATATCTCATATTGGTCATACACTTGTACTTGGTGTTTGTATGAGAATGAATTCCAGGTCTATCAAAATGTATCTTGCCAGATTTAACAGTGTATGTTACAATCTTGGTGTAATTGTATTCGTTTTTAAGGTTATCGCAAACACCACCACCATGATTATTACGCTCAATCAAAACCGGAGGAGAACCCCAGTGCTTACATATCTGATTAATCTTTTGAGTGAACGTGTAGGGGTTGATATTGTTGTTGCAGTACTCTGCTACCTGACGAATATTAGTTAAATCTGTAATATCAATCACCTCTACTGAGCTAGCATTTTGACCTACACCTTCTGCGACGTCAACACCTATAACATATAAGCTAGCCTTATTTGGGTTTTCCCACATCTTATATGACCCATCTTCAAAAATATGCAAAGGTGGAGCAATATTTGATTTTAAATGCTCATATAATTTGTCTGATAGAGTGCTCTCCCCAACTTCAATAAATTCGTTGCCGAACTCTTGATTGAATGTCTCTTCACTGCCAATTTCTCTAATTGTATTCTGCTTCCAAACTTCATCTCTACCAGGTATTTCCCACCAATCAATGCGTTCTGCAGCCCAACCATTTTTTCCTTCAATGGCTCCAGAATACAAATCATAAAACAAATTCTTTGTACCGTTAGGAGTAGAAGCAACAAATATCTTGGATTGTTTGGATGAAGAAATAATTGGAAAAACAGATTTCCAGAACTTGTCAACAATGTTATTTGGAATGAAAGCCAACTCATCCAAGATTAGAACGTTTACGGAATCACCGCGACCAGCATCAGAACTTGTAGTAGAAATACCAATTGAAGAGTCATTTTCTAGTGTTATAGATGTTTTACCGTATTCTTTTACCCCTGGTTTCAAGTAGTTCGGTAACATCTCATAAGCCGTGCGTATACGACGAAAGATGTTTATCGCTGTCTTCTCTTTGTTAGCTACAACAAGTACTCTCTTATCCTTGTTGAAGCATGCAATCCAAAGGGCATAGATTGTCATTAGAGTCGTTTTTCCTGATTGGCGACTCGCTAGCAATGAAACAAATCTTTCCTCATCCAAGGCTTTAAGGACTCTTAATTGACAAGGATGCAGTTTAATTAACTGTTTGCCTTTATCTAGATTAATAATATAGAAAAAGGTTTGAGCAAAGTATAAGATATCATCACGACTATTCTCCAAATGCTTGAGCATTTCAGGAGTCCAATCAAATTGTGTGTCTGGTTTGGGGAGATTTTTATTACCTAAGTAGTAATTTTCTTCGGCTGGCATATAAATATTTAAAACTATTTATGAAAGATCTATCAGAAGATGTAGTTCACTCATTTCCTGGATTTGAAAAACTCCTTGAACCATTCAAAATTACGGGTGATGCAAAAGTTAAGAAAGACTTGGTTACCCCAAAAGATGCTCCACATTATTCAGCCAACTCAAAGGCCTCAGATGTTGATAGCAAAGAGCCAGTAATGGCTAAGGCCTATGAACCTTCAAAGGGTACTAAGGGCAAACAGAAAAAGAATAAAAAGGCTAGAAAAAAGCTAAAGGAGAGCATAAATAATTTCAGAAGCAACACTATGAAATCTCAAAAAAACAAATTTGATGAATTGTTCGAAAATGTCATGGGCGAAGAAGATCTAGATATGACTCTAGGTACTGATGGTGCCGGTGATATGGAAATGGACGCCGATCTCGAAGGTGGCGGTCTTGGTGGCGGTCTTGGATCCGGTGACACAGCTCACGGAGATTTGGCCGAGAAGATCGAAAATATTATCTCAGCTCTCAATGACTTGAAGGCATCTCTAGGCTCTGAAGGAGCTGATGATATGGACGATAGTATAGAAGGAGATGAAGATGAAGGTGAAGAAGATCTCGAAGATGCTGACGAGGGTTCAATGTATGAAGGTGGCAATGATATGCCAGAAGAAGCCATTGTTAGCGAGCCAGAGCCAAAGCCACATAACCCACAACCAGCTATTAACACCTTGACCGGCAAGGGTAACAAGCCAACTGCAAGTGGATA